GCTGGTTTGTTAGTAGAATTCATCCCACTCAGATTCGGACAAATTGCAAAAGTTATACGTCACGCCAATAAAATGGCAGTGGAATGGTCGGAAGCTGGAATAACCTTCGATAATTTCTCCGACAAGATCAATATAGCAAAAATGGTCGGGATTGCTGTGGACAAATGTCCTGAGTTTCTTCAGGAAATTTCCAATATACATTCCGATGATCTGCAAGAGTTGGATTTTGAGGAACTTTTGAAAGTAGTGGAAGCTGTTATCGAGGTCAACGAAGAATCGTTCAGCAACCTCTCAAAAAACTGGCAAAGCTTAACCGAGAAGCTGGAAAAACTACCGTTCATAAAAACAAAAAAGATTCCAGAAGCTCCGGTACAAGACGATCAGAAGTAGAAAATACTGCTGACGGACTTGTGGAGGGTATCCAGAAATTAGTTGAACATGGACACCCTTGGTTAAGCATTCAACAATATACCTTATCAGAAATAGGCTGCTTTCTTGGAGTAATTACCAAGAAAGAATCCCAGGAAAAAGCAGAACGAATATCCGAGTATTGGTGTGGTAATCATTTAAGTCATAAGGGCTTATCAGAAATGATTGATGGGATATACAAGAAAGTTGGAATTAGAGTACCGAAAGAGCCAAATACTTCTGTTGAAGAAGTAAATAATGACTGGAAACGGTTAGCCGCTTTTATGAAAGGTAAAAAATAATGGTAGATCAGAGAAGGACAGTTTCGATTGACCTAACGGCAACAGATAAAATATCTGGTACACTGAATGCGTTAGCCGGTAAATTTGAAGCAATCAATACAGGACTTTCTAGTTTTAATTCCACAATTTCAGCTTTAGCATCAGGAATATCAAGCATCCAGATTCCTGCTGGTTTCAATGACTTTGTATCGTCCATCAGAAAATTAGATGGTATCAAAGTTCCGGATATAAGTAAACTTGCTGATGGTATGACAAAATTGGCAGCTACTGGAGAGATTAAAAACCTTACTCCAGTAGCTACTGAACTTGATAAATTGTCCAAGATTAAAGTTCCCGGAGTATTGCAGTTAGCTGTTGGTCTTGAGAAGTTATCAGGATCTACTATCAATATCAGTACTGCTGCTTCCGCAATAAAAGGAATCATAGGACCACTCGAAAGACTTGCCAAGATCAATATACCCAAAGTTAAATCTCTTTCCGATGGTATATCTTCTCTTTCCAATATTATAATTAGTTCCGCTACATCTACATCGATACTACAATTTGTAAATGCACTGAATACTCTAAATGGAATTAAGATTCCAGATATGAGGAAGTTAGCTGCCGGGATTCTGGAAATCACCAACATCAAAGATCTTTCCAGAGTTTCAGCTAATTTGGGAAGTCTTGTACAGGCATTGGACCTTTTCAAAAATGTTAAGATTCCTGCCGTATATCAATTATCCCTGGGATTCAAAGCCCTGGAGAAAATAGATGTAGCCAAGATCACTCAGAATATCCAAGCTCTTGCTCATGCCATAGGAGTTCTGGAAAAATCAGGCACTTTGAAGAATTTTGCCAATTTAGCCAACGATTTAAGACTTCTACAGACCCAGATAGGACAAATCGGACCCCAATTAGCCCAATTCCAAGGTGGAATGGCAAAAACAGGAAGATCTGTTGATGATGCCGGTAAGAAGGTTAAGGGGTTTGGTGAACGTCTTGTAAATTACATCCAGTACAGAGCAATAGCAGACACCATAATGGGAATGCAGAATGCATTTTCTGGTGCTATGAGGGTTATTACCGACTACGACCAGTCCTTGAAGGATTTACAAGCCATTTCAGGAGCTACCACTGTGGAAGTTTCTATCATGGGTGACAAAATCCTTGATGTGGCAAAGAAAACTAAATTTTCAGCTTCTGAAGTTGCTGGAGGTATGGTTATTCTTGAGCAAGCCGGTCTTTCTGCTTCTGAAGCAGTCAATACTATTGGTGCTGTGTCTGATCTTGCTACTGGTACGCTTTCAGATATGGCTACCACTGTTGATTTAGTATCCACTGCCCTGAACGTCTTTGGTATTGCGTCAAATAGATCTGCACACGTAGCTGATGTTTTCGCTAATGCAATCAATAGATCAAAACTTACGATGGACAAGTTGAGAACCGCATTCAACTATGTTGGTCCAATCGCCAAAGAAGCTGGAGTAACTTTCGAAGAATCTGCATCTTCCATGATGGTCCTTGCCAATGCTGGACAAAGAGCTTCCACTATTGGTACAGGTCTTCGTTTGATGTTCTCTAACTTGGTAGATCCTCCAAAGAAACTTGCCGATGCTATAGAAAAAGCCGGATTATCATTGGAAGAGTTAGATCCGAGAGTAGTGGGAATGAGGGAAGTTCTCAAGAACCTTGATCTAGTGATTACAGATACAGGAATGGCATTTGACATCTTTGGAAAACGTGGTGCTGCCGCTGTTCTTGCACTGAAGGGTTCCGGTGGTGGTTTTGACAAAATGATGCAGACTGTAAATGATTCCGGGACTGCTGCACGAATGGCTGGAATTCAGGTTCAAGGTCTTGGAGTTATTTTCAAGAACTTAAAAGATAGGGTACAAGTTCTTGGTATCTCATTGGGTGATGCTGGAATAGCTGATATTCTAAGAGGTATAGGGAAAACAGCAAAGGAAGCAGTTAATGCTTTGGATGTATTTGTAAACAGTGCTGTTGGTGGATTTATTACTAAGGCAGTACTATTTACTGCTGCCATTTCTACATCCGCTCTTGTCTTTGGTAAATTAGTAGTTGCAGTTAATGCCGTTACAACTGCTTATGCAGTAAATGCAGTTGCTGGAGCTTCGGTATTGGCTACTGGAGCAGTTATTTCCACCAGAATGGCAATGGTAGCCACTCCATTTATTGCAATAAAAGTAGCACTTCTTGCGGCTACTAAAGCAGTCTGGACATTTGTTACAGCAGGAACTTTGTTGAGTGGAATAGTTACTTCTTTAGCTTTCCCAGTTATTGCAATTGCTGCTCAATTTGTTTATGCGGCAAGATCCATTGATGATTTTAGAAAATCTTCTGAGGAGGCTGCTAAAGCTGCCGCTAAATTTGAAGAGTTGCAAGGAGGGATTTCAGCATACAATGAAAAGGTAAGAAATCTGGCAGAAGGTTCCCATGAATTAAAAGATGCAAATATTCAATTAAAGAAAGAGTTGTATGAAGTTTCCATTACTCAGAAGGAAGTATCTACTTCCGCCACTCTTGCTGCTAACTCCATCGACTCATTTGACGGATATATTAGAGATAGTGGAGCTGCGTTAGCTGCATATCAAGAACAATTGGAATCAATCAGATTTGATAAACTGGTTGAATCCTACAAAGATGCTGTAAATGATATCGGAAATCAGACAGGTGCTTTAAACAGATGGTTAAATGTAATTACTACAAATTCAAAGAATTTTGCCAACAATTTTTCCACAAACTTTGCAAAGATACTGGACGGTGATTTAGCCTACAGTGAAGCTACCACTAAAATGCTTCAGGGACATGCAGAGGAAGCTGAAAAATCTTTTGACTTTTCCAAAGCAATAGCCAATTCTGAGAAGTCTTTTGATGAGTTTGCTGCATATGTGTCCGAATTGAAAATTCTTGGATTTGATAATATATCAGATACTGGAAAGGATCTTATCACCTTTTATGATAATGCACACACAAGTTCCACGGCATTAATAAATGACCTTTTGAAAACGAACAAACTATCATTGGGTGGGACTGTAGAACAGGTGGAACTACTTGCCACTTCATTAGGCTTAACTTCAGATCAAACAGCAGCACTTCTGTTTAGATTTAAGGAGTTGTCCGGTGAGCAGGACAGAATAACCAAAGGTACAGCTTCATCCTTTGTTACTGAGTATGTTGATGGAATGGGAAAAGCCGGAAGTGTTCTTGATTCTTTTGGTAAGCAATTCACTACCGATCAGAAAGCAAGGATAAAGGAAATTGAACTTGCCAATTATGAGCTTGCTAAATCTTATTCCAAAATTCAAGAGCAATTTATTACCGATAAATCAGAATTAGGAGAAGTAAAAGCCACAAGAAATAAATTAAGAGCAGAGGAAGAATACAATAAAAAAATAAGGGAAGCAAATGCAGAAACTTCAAAAAATGCGGAATATACTGCTGCCAGACAATATGCTTTAGCCAAGGAAGCTTTTGACACTCAGATTAAACAGATTGAGACTACAAAGCAATCATTCATCTCTGCCGAAGAACAAAAAGTCAAAGCTGAGACTGATTTTAATAAAAAGATCGAGAATATACAATCAACTTTATCCAATAAGAATAATCAAATCCTTTTGCAGGAATTGGAAGGTAGAAAGAAAGTTCATGATAAGGCACATGCAGAAAGAGTCCAACAATTATCCATACAGGAAGCACAAGAGACAACAACACATGAGAAAGCTGAACTTCTGAGACTGCAATCTTCTCTGGAACGAAACAAACTTGAATTAGAAGATAATAAGAAGAAATTAGCAATTCTTAAGGATTCAAATACAGAAAGCAAAGATAAAGATGTAGAAAAGGCACAAGGTTCTGTAGATGATTCATATATCAAGGTGCAAGAAGCTGAAGCAGCAATCAATTTAGCTATTGTAAAACAGAGAACAGCATCACGTAAAGAAGAAGCAAAGAAAAGAAAAGAAGATGAAGAGACAAAGAAAAAGGAGAGAAAAGAAGCTGCCGATGCGGAATTGGAAAAATTAAGATTAAATAGCAGAGAACGTATAAATATCCTTGAACAAGAAAGGATTGAAATCAGTAAAATGGCTATTGGTCCTGATAGGGCAAAAGCTGAAGCAGCAATCAGTAAGAAAATCTCTGAAGAAAATATCAATCTGAAGAGGCAGGAATTAGCGGCTATAGAATTATTTGAACAATCCAGTGCCGCAGATAAATTAAAAGCTGAAAGAAGTATCCAAGAAGCTGAGACTGCCATTTTAAAAACCGGATTGGATGATCAACGAAAGATTGTACAGTCAAGATTGGAGTTCATAAAAGATTCATGGAGGCAAAGTGCCCAATCAATTGAAGAGTATAAGAATGCAGTCACTGAAGCCTTTCAATTAGGACTTTTAAGTGCAAAGGAATATAACGAAAAGTTAATTCTTTCCGGACAAAGTATGATCGAAGGTTTGAAGATTGGACTTGAAAGATCTATTGGTGACGTAAGAACCTTTGCTGAAGTTGGTGCTGAAATAGGGGAAGAGGTTCCTGGCAGGGTAGCTGATGGATTTTCGGATATGTTTGTTGATTTTGCCAATGGTACTAAGTCTGCCACTGAAGCAATTCAGGATTGGGCAATAGAGACTCTATCCTGGATTGGCAAAGTTATTATGCGACAGATGATTTTGAACGCTATTATGAATGTAATGGGTAGTTCTTCTCCTGGTGGAGCCGGAACATATTCAGCAAGTGAACTTTCTTATATACCAAATAACTTTGCTGATGGTGGTTCCGTTCCTGGACGTAGTCCACATTCAAAAGCAGATAATATTCCTGCTTGGTTAACTGCTGATGAATTTGTTCAGCCTGTAAGTGCCGTTAAACATTATGGAACAGCCTTTATGGAGGCTATACGTACTTTGAGGTTTCCCAAAGATTTAACCAAAGTACATATTACTGGATCTTTAGGAAATATTCCAAGATCAAATAGACTTTCCAGTGGAGGTATGGCAAGAGCCGGTGGTCCCGCATATAATGTCAATATAGAGGTAAATGGTCAAGCGGATGTAAAAACAGAGGAAAAGGAAAATGATACTGGTGGTATAGACTTGAGAGTACTGATAGACACTGCTGTTGCTCAAAATGGAGCTAGGCACGGAACTAAGACAAATAAAATGATCCGTGGTGTCACAGGATCAGGAACCACTTTAAAAAGGAGATAAATGGCTATTCCAGTTTGGCCTCCAGGTCTACCACAAGAATCATTGACTAATGGGTATAGTGAAAACTTTCCAAATAACCTTGTAAGATATAGTGGAGAATCCAAAGCAGTTGGTAAAGTTAGAAGGAGAGGGGCTACCCCTCCTTTTACATATAAGGCATCATTTTTTCTCTCATTGGACCAAAGAGACTTACTAAGGAACTTTGTACAGTACACTTTAAAAGATGGGGCATTAAGATTTGAATTTTTTCATCCAATAGATAGGGGTGTTATTGAGGCAAGGATTATTCCTGATGGGGAAAATTTATATACAATTACTCCTTTGTTAGACGGATACACCGTTACGTTAAATATAGAGGTATTGCCGTGAGACTTTCGTTAAATGCACAAAAAAATGTCTATGCACAAGAAACAGGAGATTATCCAATTATTCTGGTTGACTTAACCGACCCTACATTAAGCCAGCCTATCAGGATATCAACTGATGCTACAACAAGGCTCAGTTTAACTACAGATGAACAAGTTGTGTATGGTACAGTCCATAACTTTAAAGAGTACTTGTTTTGTCCAATGGAAATTAATTGGCCTAGTGAAGAGGAAGAATCTGCCCCCAGGACTGAATTATCCATTTCTAATATAGGTAGGGAATTAGTTGAAATCGTAAGGGGTCTTACAAAATCCCCTAAATTGTCCATGACATTTGTAATGGCTTCTGATCCTAATATAGTTGAGAGTAAGCTTGCAGGATTTGTATTTAGTGATGTAACGATTGATCAAATGACTATTACAGGTTCTTTAGTTTTAGAAATTATGACCAATGAGCCTTTTCCTTATAGAACGTTTACTCCTTCCACTGCTTCTGGATTGTATAAGTCATGATAGTGGGTATATCCACTCATCAGATAAACACAAGCAAATATGTGGATTTGCCATATGTAAGCAAAGGTAGAGACTTTAAAGGTGTGGATTGTTGGGGTTTAATTTATTTGATTTTTAAAATTGAATTTGGAATACTTATTCCTTCATGGTCTGCTGAGTACGAGAATGCAAATAAGGTCCAATTAAAAAAATTTAAAGATAACAGTGTATATTTTAACGGATGGGTGGAAATTGAAAAACCAGAAGTAAATTCTGTTATACTCTTTGAAATGGGAAAATTATTTCATGTGGGACTATGTCTTGATAAACGTGGAAGAGAAATGCTCCATATTATGAGGGGCACTAAAGTTACTATAGAGAAATTGGATTCTGCATTATGGAAATATAGGCAGAAATGGGGGTATAAATATAATGCAGAATAATTTAAAAGATCCTGTAGGAATGGAAGTAATAGCCCGATTACATCCAATGCTTTCCTCTACTGTTGTTGAAACAGTTCCCCAAGGAGAAACTATAGGCTCTATAGTTAGGAGATTAGGGGATAAACATAATGTCAGACAGTGGTACAGACATTCAGTATATGTTGAATTGAATGGAAAGGCTATAAAGCCTGAATTATACGAATCAACTAAAGTGTATGGCACCGACCACATATCAGTACAATTTTGCATTCCAGAAGGTGGGGGTGGAGGAGGCAAGAACATACTGAGAATGGTTCTGATGATAGTTGTTGTTATAGTTTCCATTTATTTCCCACCAGCCATGGGTCTTACAGGACTTGGAGCTTCTGTTGCTAGTGGTGCGATAATGGTTGCGGGTTCCATTGCAGTAAATATGCTAGTGCCTCCACAGGCTTTGTCAGCGAAGGGACTCGGACACGAAAGTTCTGAAGAAACCAGCATTTACAGCATTAGTGGAATGCGGAATTATAATCCATCGTACAAACCGCTTCCATCTCCATTAGGAACTCTCCGTTATGCTCCCCCATTTGGAGCTATGCCATACACAAGAATAGATGGAAATGATCAGCATCTACATGCTGACTTTGTATGGGGTGCTGGAGAATTATTAGTAGAAGAATTAAGGATAGGGGAAACTCCTATTGAAGAATTCAACTATATTAAAATTGCCACCAATGCTGGAAAAGTTGGAGATCCAGAATTAAAACTTTATCCTTTTGATGTTTATGAAGAACCACTATCTATTGTATTAAGTCAAAATGTGGAAAACATCAGAACTACACAATTAAATACCCAATTAGTAACCCTGGATTTTGTATTTCCAAGGGGTCTATTTAGTATGGATGATAAGGGCACAAAACATGTCCGTCAGGTTAATTTTTCTATTTATTACCTTTTAGAAGGAAGTTCAACATGGTCTTTTGCCGAAACTCATTCTTTTGCTGATAATGCAAGTTACCCAAAAAGAATAACCAGGGAATTAAATTTTAAATTAAGTCCAGGACAATATTCTATTAAAGTAGTCAGGACTTCAGCTGAGTCTAACAGTGATAAAATATATGATGAAATGGTATGGATTGGGATTAAGTCTGTAAAATTCCAAGATCCAGTTACATTTGATATTCCTGTAGCAGAAACCCAGATAGAAATTAAAGCAACAGAACAGCTTTCCGGACCAGTTGATACTCTTAATGGTAAAGTTACTTCTGTATGTTTGGATTATAACTATACAACAAATACATGGATAAAAAGACCAACGAATAATTGCGCTTCATTATTTAGGTACGTTTTGGAAGGTAATGGAGTTGCAACACCTTTACCTTCAGGTTTTGTTGACATTCCTGCACTGGAAGAATGGCATGATTTTTGTCGAATAAACGGATTTACGTACAATAAAGTACATGATGCACAGATGTCAGTACAGGCTGTGTTGAATGATATATGCCATGCAGGAAGGGCTACTAACATCCTTATTGACGATTTAAGATCAGTAGTAATTGATAGGGCAAAAACCTCTGGTCCAGTTCAATTATTTACTCCAGAAAATTCATCCAGCTTTTCAAGTAGGAAGACTTTTTTAGACGAAATACATGGATACAGGGTGTTGTTTAATAATGAGGACAGTGATTATTTAGAGGATGAAGTGGTTGTTTATACTCAAGGGTATAGTCAAAGCAATGCCACTCTTCTTGAGGCACTTCAATTTCCTGGTATAACAAACATAGACCAAGTTATTGCACTGACCAAGTACCATCTTGCTACCAGAATATACAGGTCAGAAGTTTTCAGTTGGGAAACTGACTGGGAACACGTAGTTTGTAATAGGGGTGATCTTGTTCGAGTCTCTAACCCTGCTATTTTAGTTTCTCTTGGATCTGGTAGAATCGTATCTGTTGATTATCTCACTCAAACGATAGTGATTGATCAAGAGGTAAGTATTGAAGCACAGACAGATTATGGGCTGGTAGTCAGAACTACTCCATCAGATACCCAATATTCTGAAGTCTTTACTATACCTGTATTTGCTGCTGATTGGACTACAAATACATTTACATGGACAAACAGTTTTACTCCTGTAATTAGAAGGGGTGATTTGTTTTCTTTTGGGGAAATTGAGAAAGAAACTCTTGAGTTGATTATTACCGGAAGATCATCTTCAAAAGATCTTAGAGGAACATTAACAGCTATTCAGTATAGTTGGAATGAAATCCAAGCATATATGAATGGACAATTCCCGGTAGTAAATTCAGGGATTACCTCACAAGGATATATTCCAAGTGATACTCCTCCACCACCCGTAATCAGCTTTGTTGGTATAGGAGAAACTTCGTCTGTCACCTTACCGGATGGTACAGTTTTAAATAGGGTTACTGTAGTGGTGAGTATTCCTTCTGGGTGGTCAATTCCAGTAAAGTATATTCAAGCTGAGATAATGACAAATGATGGGTGGGTACGCTCTCCCGATTCTGATCCATCAAAACCTATAATTTTTACTGACGTTCCTGCTGGAGAATTTACTATAAGGGTCAGAAGTGTATCCGCTAATGGAAAAACAAGTGCATGGGTATTTAAAACAGAGACACAGGTAGATGCTACTCCTGTGCCAAGTCCTGTACAATCTTTGACTGTTTCTGGTAATCTTTTCCAGAATGATCTTACATGGGTGCTTCCGGTAGATTTTCGTGATTCTTACAGAGTAGCGATTTATTGTAGTCCTGGATTAAATGATCGATCTAATACTGGACCTCCTGTACAGATATTGAGTGGAGGCACTAAATGGAGCCACACAGGATTAATACCAGAAGTCCAATATTATTACTGGGTCAGAATATATAGTTCAGGGGTCGGTAGTAAGGAAACAACACCTGACCCCTTAGAAGGATGGCATGATGTAGACGGATCGTGGCGTGATGAATTTGGACAGTGGGATGGTAAACCCCAAACTTCAATTGGAGGTTGGTCAGATGAAGAAGGTGAATGGCACGATGAATCAGGCAATGCATGGGGTGGAATTGATCCTTATTCAGATCCTAAATTCTCTGATTGGTATCCGTTAAATAGATTTGGTGGAGTTCAAGCAAGTCCAATAACTGACAATAAACGAATCCTCGATATGCTCACGGATTCTATTGGAAGAGGACAACTTGTTGGTGAAATAAATACTGCAATTGATGGAGCCATTGCAGGAATAAATTACCAGCAGCAATTTTTCCAAAATTCCTGGACTGTTAAAATACAGGAAATTGGTGGACGGCCATACATGGTTGGTATGGGCCTTGTGCTTTATCCAGACTGGAAGCCAGGAGAACCTTACGTTGTTGATCAATATGTATGGAAAGCTGATGAGGATAATGTTTATAAATGCACAGTAGCACACACTTCATCTTTGGATAACCAACCACCGATCCAGACATATTGGGAATTAATTCCATATGGAAAGAAGTCGGGTGTTGCCATAGTTGCTGATCAATTTTCCGTAACCACTCCAGATGGTACTGGTGAAGTAACTCCATTTGTTATATCTGGAAGTATTGTCGGTATAAATGGGACATTAATTGTCAATGGTACTGTCAGGGCAACCGCCATGTCTGCTACAGATATTTACACAATGACAATTCAATCCGCTAATTACGTAGAGGGTACGTCCGGATTTAAAATAGATTCAATTGTTGGTAAAATAAATGTAAACAACATTGATTTTATTAGTAGAAATTCTGTAAATGGGGATTCTGCTCGTTTTACAGCTGGTGGTTTGGACTTTTATTACAGAGATGGAACTGTTGATAGATTATATAAATCAGTTACTAGAGTCGAGCCGGGGTTTGGGGTGCATGGGCAGTTAATTACATTACCTGGGATATGGAAGGAAGCACCAAAAATTGTTCCATTTGATGCTGGATTACAAACGTTTAATCCAGCATTAGGTACGGCACAAATTCAATCGAGAACTCTAGGCGCTATAAATTTAACTGAGTATGCTCCACGTAAATACAGATTTAATATTTCTGCCATTATTAGCGTATTGGCAACCCCATATAATTTTAACCATAGCAACTTAGTAGCTACTGACTGGATTACTCCTGGAGCGGTATCAGTAAGTGGTGCTGCTTCAACTGCTTTAATACAAAATAATAATCCTAGTATATTTTTGAGTAGCAGGGA